GCAAATTGACCTACAGATGACCCTAGTATTTCTAACGCACCATTTGTAGGAATGTTTTCATTTGAGTATTCTTCACCAAAAGTTTTTGGAAGTTTTAAAATCATTACTGATGATAAACCTGTAAATATAGTTCCTCTGTGAATATGCACCGGATTATACTCGTGTTGTTTCATTTCATTTATCCAAACAGAGTCAAGACAAAATTCATACTTATCAATATTATTAAATTTTAAATATTGTTCAAAAACCTCTTCAAAATATTTTATTATATTATTTGGCAACACATTGTGTTTGTCCATTCTGCTTCCATCTGAAAGTCTTCTTTCACCTGTGCCATTGTGAAATAAAGAGTGTTCATTTTTAATTTTACCAATAAGTTTGTCATTAGCTTTTACTAATTTACGATGCTCATTTTCATAAATATCATTTATGCCAATAAAAATATCTAAAGGCACTTGAAACTTTAATACTGATTGACCTAAATAAATGTAACTAAAATTTGATGTGCTCATATTTTTTTATAATGCTTTCTGGTATCTTTTCTATGTAAGGGTTATACACTTTTCTAACAGGACCATCAAATAGTTTATGCATATTATTACCAACAACTTTATCATCATAAGATAAATTATTTATTTTAAATTGATCTAAATTTTCAAAACGATGATTAAAATAAGGTTCATCTATAAACTTATATATTTTTGTAAATTCTTTTTTAGGGTTTGCAACCATATCATCATACTTTACGAAATGGCATATGTTAGGGTATTTATATGCATTTTGAATAGATTTAATTTCTTTTACAATAGCGCCATCTTCTCGCATTAATTGTAGTAATTTTTCTTCATCATTATTTCCTAATTTGTTGACAAAAGAATTTGGGTTTTCATTATACCATTTCATATAACTGGCTAACACATCTATTAAATCTCTTAATAAAACTATGCATTTAAACTCATATTTAAAATGTTTTTTTATTAATTCAAAATTTCCAGGATCACCACTTGTCAATACAGGTCCTCTATCTATTATTATTCTTTGAGGCCAATCTTTATAATATAAATTATACACATTATCTAAAATATTATCTAAAGACTTATGATTAGGAAAATTTTGAAATACTTCAGTTTTTTTTAATAAGAATAAAACCTTCATTATGTCTAAAGTTATGGAATTAGCCGTTGCAGCTATTTCAGGGTTTTGATTCATGATACTTGCAAATAAAGTATTTCCAGATCTTGGTAGTGCAACTAAAAAAAATAGTTTACGTTTTGTTTTTTCCATCTTTAGTTATCTGTTCTTTCTTATAACTGCTTTCTAATTCACCACTTTTTTTAATTCTTTGCAGTGATTCTAATTGACCTAAGATATTAAATCTCTCTGCTTCAGAGGTGTGTTCATTTATGAGTTTTGATTTTCCAAAATATTGTAATCCATAAGAGTGTAATTGATGTTGATTAACATCTTGATCATCAAATGATCCATCATTAAATTCTTTTTTTAATTTAGACCACATTTTAATTTCACGCATTCTATGTTGTGCAATTTTTTCCATAGATGCTTTCTGAAATCTACATTCATCTAAATCTATTTGATATTTAGTAACCTCATAATCATCATTTTCAGTTTTAATTTTCTTTTCTAACCAAATTATTTTTGCATCATTTCGTCTATACTCAAAAGATAAATTCATAAGATTATCTAAATAACTGGATTGTTCTCTAACACACTGCCAATACTTTGCAGCTTTAGTTGGATATCTATTGTCTTGTAATACGGAAAATCTTGCTTCTGTTTCTGTTCGAAATACTTGTTGTTTATTCCATGTATCACGAAGCTCATCTACCATATTTTTAAAATCTGCAAGGTCTTGAGATTCTAGTAGATTATTTAAATGAGTTTCTTCTTTTTCTATTAATTCTTTTAAATCTTTCTTATCTTTCATATTAAAATATATATATTATTTTAATAAAATTTCAAATATTAACTAGTTGTAAAAGTTTTAGTGACGAGTCCAGCTCCAGCAAATTCTTCAGTAGCAGGATTACCATTAGGAGGTGTTCCACCAGCAAACATAGATGAAGTAGATGTACCCATAGGGCCATGAGCTCCTTTAGATCTTGCAGTTGACATATCGACCGTTTCAGTCCAACTAGTTCCATTCCATTGTTCTGTTTTACCTGATTGTGATGGCTCTGTTCCTCCAAAAGCAACTGCTGCTGTTGCGATTCCCGCACCACGTAGATCATTTCGTGCAGTATTTAAATCACCTACTTCAGACCAAGAAGAACCATTCCATAATTCTGCATTTGCATGAAGAGGACCCGTTGGGCTTTCACCACCAGCATAAATTGCAGAAGTATTGTCGGCTCCTGCTGCAGTTCCACTAACTCTCGCTGTATTCATATCTGTTATTTCAGTCCAATTAGTTCCATCCCAAGATTCTACAATTCCAAGACTAGGAACTCCTGGATTAGATCTTCCAATAGCTAAAGCTGAGGTTGATGTACCAGCGCCAGCAGCAAATCTTGCTCCTGTGACCATACTATTAGTACCTGTCCAAGAACTTCCATTCCAAGACTCAGATGATGTTGTGTTTCCTGGAGTTAAAAATCCTCCAAATGCTAAACCTGCAGTTTGATTTCCTGCACCACCAACTCCATACCTAGCAGTTCCTAAATTATTTACTTCAGTCCATGCAGTGCCATTATATTGTTCTGTGTTTGCTGTTTTGGGGTTAGGTGGTTCTCCTCTTCCACCAAAAACTAAACTAGCATCTTGACCTGTTCCTCCCCCTCCTAAACTATGTCTACCAGTATTTAAATTTCCTCCTGTTGACCAAGCGGCTGTTTGGCTAATGGTGCTTCTATAAGCAGTATCAGTGCTGTTATACCAAACCTGACCTTCTAAAGCTGTAGAAGGATCTGAAGAAAAGTTTTGTACTTTAGTTCCTGATATTTGTTTATAAGTAGCCATATTACTCCTCTAAAGTTATTGTTGTGGGTCTTGCCCCTAATCTAGTATTTTTATCCTCAGGTGTTTCACCTTCAATATTATTATTGTCCCAGCTAGTTTGTTGTGCATTTATTTCAGTATCAACAATAGTTTGTGCTTCTGATAATGTTTTTCTAATACCATCGACTCCAACTATCCACATATTAGCGTCTTTATTATTTGCAGGCACTCTCCAAACACCTCCTGCATATTCTTTAGGTAAAATTTTTCGAGAATCATCTTCAGATATAAAACCTTTTCCCCAATTAGTCGCTGTACAATACTGATAATTTGCCATAATTATAATTTTTACTCCACTATTTTTAAGTTGTCAATGTCAGAGCTCGTAGTCATAATTATTTATTCTTTAACAGCCAACCTTGTGTTGAATCTGTAAAGACTAAACAATTAGCTGCTCTTTCAACATCAATCGTTAAATCTGCTGCATCTCCTTGAATTTTTTCTGAGTTTCTTGCTATTGTTATGTTATTTGAATCCGCTGTGCCAGCATAATCTATAAATGAAACTTCATCACCTATTGATGGTGATGATGGTAAAGTCATTGTAATAGCAGCACTCGTAGTATTAATAAAATATCCTTCACCTGCTGCTGCAGTAAAATTACTAGTTTTAACAGCTTGCCATGAAGTTCCAGCTGCACCAAAAGACAATGCTCCTGATCCATCTGTTTTTAAAAACGTACCTGCTGATCCGTCAGCGTTTGGAAAACTTATACCATCAAGAACAACGTTTCCTGAACCATTTGGTGTAATAGCAATATTACCATTAGCTGCATCTGTAATTGTAATTGAACCTGAATTAGTTCCTGAATTTGTATCTAGGACAAGGTCATGCGCACCACTTGAAGTTAGAGTTGCTGCTGCAGATCCTGTTCCAATTTTAGTTTCACCAGTTCCTTTTGGAACAATGGCTACGTCTATATTAGAATCTCCTCCAGTTGCTGATAGACTAGGTGCATTACCTGTTGCAGCATTTGTAATATCAAATTGGTTTACTGCTGAACTAGTTGTTTGAAATATTATTTGTTCATTGCCGTTTTCATCATTGATTCCATGTGCATCATCAAACGCTATGTTAAAACTATTAGTGTCTAAGTCACCACCTAATTGTGGTGATGTGTCATCTACAAGGTCACTCTGTAAAGATACAGACGCTATATTTGGATTTGTACTATCATCAGCTTTTGCGTAAGCTATAACTGTTTTACCATTTGCAACAGTAACACTATCTCCTGATCCAGAAACGTATTTAAAAGTTATAGATTGACTACCAGTTGTTGAGTTTTTTAAAATATAAAATTGTTGAACATCAAGTGGAATAGTGCAATTTCTAGTAGCTGATAAAGTTCCTGATGAAGTAAATTCTAAAATTCTGTGAGCAAGAGCTGCACCTGTAGCTCCATCTGATACAGATAAAGTAACATCTGCATCACTTCCAAAGTTAACTGCTGTATATCCACCAGAAATCTGTTCTACTATTTCTAAATTTGTATTAGTTTTTGTACCCCATGTGCCGGCATTTTCTCCAGTTGTCTGAAGTTCAATACCTAAAGGTGAAAATGTTGATGCCATATTTTATCTCCTATGCAGCGTCACTATAACTTGTATTGGACCCAGTTGCAACATCAGAAAGAGAACTATTTGATCCAGTTGACTCGTCACTATATGATGTATTTGATCCGCTGTCAATATTACTGAAAGAACTATTTGATCCTGTATTAACGTTTGCAAAGGATTGTATTCCAATTGTAGGGTCTTCAAAAGTAGCTTGTAAACCAGTTAAACCTATTATATCTGATGGAGTTATAGACCCAATTGAAAATGTTGCAGCTATACCTGTTAAAGGAACACCTATTTCAGGAACTATAGATCCTACAGCAAACGTAGATTCAACACCTGTTACATCAATTATTTGTGCATCATCAATTGTTAAACTACCTACGCTGGATGTTGCTGAAACACCAGTAATTGTTTCTGGACCAAATTCTAATCCTAGTGTTCCTACATTAAATGTAGAAGATACTCCAGATATGGACGCTGGACCAAATTCTAGTCCTATTGTTCCTAAATTTCCTGTAGCCTCTTGACCAGTAATTGCAGGTGTTGAGTCAATTGTAAAAGTTATACTTCCAATATTTGTAGTTGCTTCTTGACCAGAGAAACCAACTGCATCTGCTGGCGATATTGATCCCACACTTGTAGTCGCATCTATACCAACTACATTAATAATTTGATTAGGAGACTCACCCCAAGAATTATCTCCCCAAGCATCTCTACCCCATCCAACTAAAGTTCCTGCATAAGATAAAGTTGGTGTAGCAAAGTTTGATTGTACTCCGGTTAACTCTGCACCTATACCTATTGTAATCTCACCAACTTGGCCTCTCATTATTTTGAGAAGTTGATCTCCTGATGGTGGATTTGGAATCATTTCTAAAGGAACAGCAATACCTTGAACAACTGTTCCTAAAGAAGATGTTGCCTCTACACCACTTGGAGTTACTAATTCATCTGCACCTTCACCCCAATCAGCAGTCCCCCAAGTTAATCTTCCCCAACCTGTTTCGTTAAATTCTTCTGAATTACCCAAAGAAGCTGTTAAACCAAAACCTGTTACTTGAATAACAGGATCAAAACTTTCACCCCAAGGTTCTTGACCCCAATCATCTCTACCCCAACCTTGTTCAGAAAAAGAAGCGATAGTTCCTAAAGAAAAACTAGCTGATACACCTGTAAGATTAATTAAATTACTATCTTGCTCACCCCAAAGTCCTTGACTCCAGGTTGTGCCTGATCTATTCCAAGTATTGGCCATAAGGATGGCCTCCTTACGCTATACGAATAATTGCGTTAGATGCATCTGCTGTTGGAAATTGAATTGTAAATGTTCCACTTGATACTGTTTTATCACCACCAAAAGCGATAACAGCAACAGCTTTGTTAGATTGTGAAGAGTTATAAATTAATGCACCATTTGCAGTAAAAGATGCTGAAGTAAAACTTACATCAGAAAAATCACAGAATGCAGTTGTTCCAGATGTTGTTGGTGTAACACTTGTTAAAGTTGCACCACCTGAACTATATGCAGATCCTGATGTGTTTGAAATTTCGTTTGATGTTGAAAAAGCAGTTGTGCTTGCACCTAAAGATGCATCACTCGTAAATAAAGCTATTTTAAAAGTATCACCACTAGAAGCAGTAAAATTGTGTGTGCCCACTAAAATTTCTTGTTTGAAACTTGTGCAAATCGCTGATGATATAGCCATAATTTAATCTCCTACGGGTTTGCTGAGTTAATTGGTATTCTGACTGCTCCATCTGTGTAGTCATCTCTTCTTCGTCTTCCAACCTGCTCGTTAGCAAACTTCTGTACTTCTTCTTTATACTTTCTTTCGTACAAAGTCAACATATCTGCAGGGCCTTTTAAAAAACTATAAGCTTCAGATAAACAGCAATATAATAAGCCATTTGGAAAGTTAAGACTAATATAATTAGTTCCATCTGCTCCCTCTAATAAAGCTGGAGCGGCATTGTAGTGAACTCTAAATTTGTAAGTCGTATCAGGGACAGGAGCAAACATCATTCTACCAGATGTGGTATCAGATTCTCCTGTAGCACCACCAAACATAGCATAATATTTTGGTTGACCTCTTTTAGCTGACTCTGTTGAAGAAATATATTCTTGTAGATAAGTAACATCTTTTTTTTCTAACCAAACATTAGCGCCGGTTGTAGCTGAAGTTGAATCGTATACTTGAATACCTCTTATAAAAACAGCTCCTGCTGGAGAGTTAATTGTTTCTTGCCCTGCAACTAAATTACCTGTTTGTTGTTTTCTATCTGCATCAATGGGCACATCTCTAAATATTCTATATTGTGCATTTAAAATAATATTTTCTAAAACAGAATCAGATAAAACAGTTGAATCTGTTTCAGTGTAACTTCTTATTTGTGTTTTTAATCCTGATGCACTTAATCCTGCCATTATGCTACTATAGTGACTGGTCCAGCGGACGCAGCTCCACCTCCTCCTATTTCTGTAAATGAAGCATTTGTTCCTGCTCCAAATGTATAATTGTTATCATCTGTTTTTGTAATTGTAAATCCTGAAGAATTTGTAATTGTTGTTGGAGATATGCCACCAACAGATTCAACGTCTCTAAATCTAACTGTATCTCCGCTTGATCTACCATGATTAGGTTCGTTTACAGATATGGTTGCAGAACCATTTGTTGCTGTAAAAGCATTTAAAGGTAATATTTGAGGAACTGCAGTTTCTGTTCTGTCCGGTCTTACATTACGTAAAGATATTGCATCACCATTCATAGGTTTTGGTTCTAGTTGTGGCTGCTTTGGTTCAAATTCAGATACGTGAACTAAAGATCCATTCCATTCTCTAACCATTTGATTATATGGAAATTCCATACCAGATCGATCTGATATTGCTTTTGCATATTTACCTGTTGCGTATTTTGCCACTATTTTTTACCTTTTTTCTTTTTCTTTTGTTTTTTCTTTTTACCACCAGGTCCTAAAGGTTTATCTACTCTACCACCTTTGGCCATATCTTTTTCTCCAAGTTGTTTTCTAGCCTCTTCAATTGCTTCTTGTTGAGAAAAACCTTGCTCTCTAAGTTCTTCCACAAGTTTCATAAATTTTTTTTCGTCCATATTATGTTCCTGGGTAATAAGCTTTAGGTGTAATATATGTACTAGAAGCTGACCCATCCTCCGCTAATGCTCTTGCTAATTCATCTTCATAATATAATTTCATAGCTTGAATTAATTCTGGTTTATATTTTTGAGCTAAATAAAATGCTAATCCTGACACCATACAAGGAACAAATCTAAATGGAACATCAGTTGCATTAGTATAGTCACCTACATCTTGAATTCTTTTAATATAATATATATGCATATCTTTAGATGCATTAGTTGAATCTGGTGTTGGATAAATATGTATTCTAACTTTGTCTATAAATCTTTCTACCCAATATTGATTCGGTGTTCCTTTTGATAATTTATTTGAAAAACCTGCATAAGTAGATCTATCTACCTTTGTCATGGGTGAATCTGCTTGTGTTGTTTGAGTTCTATTAGATCTTAATTGTGCTTCAAGAACATCTGATATTCCATAGACATTCGCTGGTGTAGAAACAGCGCTCGTGCCATCATCACTTGATCTAAAAAAATCATAATCAGACTGACCTTCAATAAGATCAATATTAAGATCTGCTATTTCCCAATAATGAATACCTCTATTTCCCCATTCTTGAAATAAAATATTTAGTGATCTTCTTGCAGATTTTAATTGATAACCAGCAACATTTTGTAATCCAATACGTTCAAAAGATTCTTCTACTATCTCATCAATAGCAAAAGTTTTATCGAACGTTGCTGTTCCTGAAGTAGTATTAGCCATTTAATCTCCTAGCCAGTATAGCCGATAGTAAGAGATCCTGTGTTTGTCATGGTTGCATGAACACCATTTTCGAATCTAATACCATTTCCTGGAACATAGATATCTAAACCTTCTGTACCAAAATCAGCTTCGAAAACTTTATCTCCTGAACTACCAGATGAAATATCTCTTAACACTACAACAGATGAAGCTGCTCCTGCAGCTTGTATGTATGTAACTCTGCATGGACCTATATTAACTGATCCACCAGAAATAGTTTTTACCTGTCCTGTGCTAGCTATATTTGTAAACTTCTGATCTGAACTCATATTATTCTCCTATTACTAGTGTGGAGCCGAAGCTCCACACTAATTATTTATTAACTATCAGCAAAAGGTGTTGCTTCAGTACCTGTACCGATCAACACAGCTTCTACTAAATAAACGTTGTCTTCAAGTGCAGTAATAGTAATTGTACTACCTTTGTCTCCACCTGTAGTTCCACCGTTCATACTGATAACATCATTAGATGATGCTGGTGCAAATGAACTATTTGTTCCGTCTGCTACGTTCACAACAGTTGCGTGACCAACAAATTTGTCAGTTCCGTCTGTTTTGATATCACAGTCCGTACAATCTGTGCCTACAAAAAATTTGTAAACAGCACCCAAATGACTATCTACATTTGGATCATTGTCTCCAGCTGTTCCGCCTTTGCTATCTGCTTTAATTGTTGGAAGTGTAATTGCACCATCAGCGTCATTTACTTTAATAACTTTACCTGCATGAGCAGCAAAAGTTAAAGTAGTTTCAGCTGTGATGTTTACTACTTCATCAGGCCCTGCAGCAACGAATCCTCTTTGGGAAACGACTGGTCCTGAAAATGTTGTTCTTGCCATGATTATATCCTCCTAGTATTACAGATCGTAGTCTCTAGGCCGTCGACTATACGCGTCTACGATCTTTTAATAATTGTATAGTAATAAAGTTATACTCCTCTTTTTAAAAGAGTGCAAGAGGGTGCGTAATGTGGAGAGTATTTTTCCAACGATGTAGCTTTTTATTAAGTAGCTACTGAAACTTCGGGTGCAGCATCATCAACTTTATTTTGCAAAGTGGCTAAATCAGCCTCTTTTGCTTTTATGTTGGATATCAATTCTCTTACTTTATGGTCAATCCTAACCATATTAAGAGTATATCTACCCTCCTTTAGATGCTCCTGCTCCCAATTCAACTCCAAGGACTTTTTCTCTTGGTATAGTTCTTGTAGTGTTTGCATCAAGGACCTCCTCGTAGGTAATCCATTTTTTGTTTGGATCATAAAATCCATCCTTATCCCACTTTATATCAGATTTTCCCAATCTGTCAACTATTGCATCTTCAACAGCTTTAGCGGAATCTTCACACTTCATATTAAATTTAGTGCGGTAACCGTATGCAAATATTCTAACTTGAAATTCCTTTATCATATTTCACCTTTTTTTAAACAAAAAAAGGGGGCGATTTCTCGCCCCCTCTAAATCTAGTTATTACGCACCTGGTGACGCGAAAATACCTCTAGGGTCTGATACTCCAAATGAATATCTTTCTCTAGCTTTGTATCTTACGTTGCCAGTGTCGAAATCACCTTCCATTGCAGTTGTCAATGGAGCTCTATTGAACATTTTCATTCCGTTTGGAATGTCTGTAATGATGTAGAACGCATCAGTATCAGTTAAGTAATTGTTCACTCTATAACCTTGAGGAACCATACCCATAGATACGATTGCGTTGATATCATTATCAGCTGTTCCAGTTCTACCTTGAGATTTCATTAATCTCTCAGCTGTAAACTGAAGCTCACTAGGGATAATCATTTTTACCCCTCTAGCTGCAACACGAAGACCTCTTTCGTCGGTCATTTGAGAAATGTCAATCATTGACTGCTCTAATGACGTTTCGTTAAGATCTGCCGCTGTAGATAGAGTATTTTTAAAAGTACCCGCTACAGTTGGGTGAGACGTGTTAAACAAAGTTACACCATCGCCTGATTTAAACGAACCACTTGGTAGTCCATTTATTAAAGGCTCAACAGCTTTTACTTGTTTAGCGTTGCTCATAGATCTTGCTAAAGCTTTTGTGTATCTAGCAGCAAGTCTATCGTAGAGATTATCTTCGATAGCTTCTTCTGTGATTGCAAAAGCTAGAGCTACAGTCTCGTGAGTGTATCTAGCTGTGAAAGTTTCTTGTGCATCATCAAATGATACTCCTGCACCTTCAGCTTTCACTTGTGCGTTTCCGAAACCAGATAACATAACTTCTTCTTCAAAAGCTCTGTCACTGTTTTCAGTAGTATAAATTTCAGCATGCTGATTTTCATACCTTTTATATTCCAGCCCAAATAGTGCATTTAGGCCTGGCTCTAGTTCTTTGACTAGTTGTGATCGTGATATTGCCATAGTCTATATACTCCTATTAATTTT